GATCAATGCTCAAAATGATCTTGGATCAGCAGTAAAACAATTGGTAGAACAGCACAATGAAGTATTGTTTGTATTGGGCAATCACAAGCGTGAGATTGAACAACTCAAACATTTAACTGATCCAAGGAATAAATAAATGTGTCAGCGGTAGTTCACTGACATGCAAATTTCCTCAAAGCTTGGCCCTCATTGAGCAATCAATGGGGGCTTTTTTTGCCATTATCCATTGACTTTTAGTGCGTTTGAATAAATAATACACTATAGGAGAACTTACATGACAACACTGGTAACACCTGAATTAGAACAAGCATTAGATCTTTGGCAGAGATTTACTGAAAGTCAAAATCAAATAATCAAAGAACTAAAAACCATTCCCAGAGATAACAAAACCATGTGGAATGGCTATCTGCATCAGTGGACAAATTATGAATGGCGCATAGTGCTAGAAGCAGTGGGTGAATTATTGACCACACATCCAGAAGTGTTCAAAGGCAATCAACGTGATGTGTTTGTACGCACAGTACAGACTCTGTTGAAATATGAAACCAGCCATGATCGCTGCCTAGACACTAAAATGACCAAAAGCCAAGCATGGAACATGAGCATGGTCCTACGTGAACTTTGGAATCAATGCCAAGGTGATATTCAACCACGCAGACCCAGTCCATTGGACAGTTATAGAACATTGTTTATGTAATTGAACATAAAGCCCCAATATCAGGGGCTTTTTTGTGGACATCCAATAAATAAAAATATGGAAGAACCACAAGACTATCCCACCTCTACAGAAGAACAACCCTATGACCTGTTGATTCCCTATGAGGAGCCAGAAGTAAATCCTTCAAAGACTGGCAATAAACCCAAGCAATTGGTAGCAGTAGAAGTCTACGGCTATGAAGTGGGCAGAGGTCGTAGAAAGCGTGTGGTAGTACCAGATGATGTCTATAACCTAGCTGTGATAGGCTGCAATGATAGAGAAATCGCACTTTGGTTTGACGTCAATGAAGACACGCTACGCTATAACTTTTCAGATATTATAGCAAAAGGTCGTGAAGACCTTAAACACAGTCTACGCAGAGCCATGTTGAAAAACGCACTGGGTGGCAATGCAGCAGTACAGATCTTTCTAGCAAAGAATTTATTGGGCATGAGTGACACACCTATAAACACAGATGACAAGCAGCCATTACCGTGGCAGGATGAATAATGCCACTGAGTCTAGCACAAAAAACTATCAGTGATAGTACTGCAAGATGGCGTGTGGTAGTAGCAGGCCGTAGATTTGGCAAGACACACTTGGCTATCAGAGAACTGTGCTATCATGCTCGCCAACCACAAAAAGATGTTTGGTACATTGCTCCCACATACAAAATGGCTCGTCAGATTGTATGGAAAAAGCTTAAAAATCGCCTACAGGATCTACGTTGGGTGGAGAAAACCAATGAAACAGAACTTACAATACAGCTACGCAATGGCAGTACTATTGCTCTTAAAGGCGCTGATAACTATGACAGTCTACGTGGTGTTGGGCTTGATTTTATTGTGCTTGATGAGTTTGCTGACATTGATCCTGAAGCTTGGTATGAAACTCTACGACCTACTCTCTCTGACAAGCAGGGTCGTGCTCTTTTCATTGGTACACCCAAGGGCATTGGCAATTGGAGTTATGAACTATATCAAGCGGCATTGACCAACAATGATTGGCAAAGTTTCAGTTTTACCACAGTGGATGGTGGTAATGTAGCACCAGAAGAAATTGAAAGTGCCAAACGTGATCTAGATGCTAGAACATTCCGTCAAGAATATCTAGCAAGTTTTGAAACCTATGCAGGCAGAATCTATTACGCATTTGATCGCAAACTCAACGTGGTAGATGGTGTAATTGAGCCTAAAGACATTGAAATGATTTTGGTAGGCATGGACTTTAACATAGATCCCATGTCAGCAGTCATAGCCATACGCAAAGGAGATCACATCTGTGTCATTGACGAAATCCGTATGTATTCTAGTAACACCCAAGAGATTGTGGAAGAAATTCGCAGCAGATTCCCAAAGAGCAAGGTCATGTGTTTCCCAGACCCAGCAGGACACCAAAGAAAAAGTTCAGCGGGTGGTGCCACGGATATTACAATCTTATCCAACGCAGGATTCATAGTAAAAGCCCCACGCAGTCACACACCTGTAAGAGATCGCATCAACGCTGTAAACAGTCGTTTGTGTGACAGCCAAGGACAAAGACGCTTGTATCTTAAACCTCAGTGTAAATATACAATAGAAGGTTTAGAACGACATAGTTATAAAGAAGGCACGAGTCAACCTGACAAAGACTCAGGTTACGATCATATGATGGATGCTCTGGGTTATATGATTGATTATCTATTCCCAGTGCGTAGAGAACCTGACGCTACGCTACAACAACCACAGAGATTTGGTCACCAACTATCAAGGAACAATATATGAACGCAATTGACACACTAGTCCAGGAAATTGCTGCCACAATCACAGGCAACAAGATCTATCAAACGTACTACCCTATATGGAAATACTATCTAGAAAGTTATCTAGGTGGTGATGAATATCGTCGTGCTGGACACCTTACCAGATACCAACTAGAAACTGATCAAGAATATCAGAATAGACTCAAAGCAACTCCATTGGAGAATCACTGCCAATCAGTGATTTCAGTGTACAACAGCTTCTTGTTCCGTGAAGAACCAGATCGTGATTTTGACAACAATGGTGAAACATTTGAATTGGAAATGTTCTTACGTGATGCAGACATGGAAGGTCGCAGCCTCAATGCATTTATGAAAGATGTCTCAACCTGGGCCTCAGTATTTGGTCACAGTTGGATCATGGTAGCCAAACCCAATGTAGGTGCAGTTACTCGTGCTGATGAAGTAGCACAGGGTGTGCGTCCCTATGTTAATCTATTAACACCTATGGTAGTGCTAGATTGGACATGGAAGCGAGCACCAAATGGACGCTTTGAATTAGTATACTTCAAATATCTTGAAGATGTTAACGGTGATGTACGCACAGTGAAAGAGTGGACAGCCACAGAAATTGTCACCACAGTGGTAAACCTAAAAGACCAAACAATATCAGAAAAACTCATAGAGGCCAATGGTCTAGGTAAGATTCCCGCTGTGTGCGTATACAATCGTAGATCAACAGTTCGCGGTATTGGTGTAAGTGCCATTGCTGACATTGCTGATCATCAGAAGTATATCTATAACAGCTACAGTGAAATATTCCAAAGCGTACAGATGAACACACATCCTAGTCTAGTGGTTGCAGGACAGACACAGGTAGGCACTGGTTCAGGCGCTGTTATTCGTGTAGAAGAGAATTCAGATCCAGGATTGAAACCCTATGTACTGGATTTTGGATCTGGCGATATCAACAACATTCTAGCAGCCATTCGCCCATTCTAGCAGCCATTCGCCAATCAACTGATGCCATAGATAAAATGGCCAACACAGGTGCTGTTAGAGCCACAGAAAGTCGCACAATGAGTGGTGTTGCTATGGAAACAGAGTTCCAATTGCTCAATGCCAGACTCAGTGAATCAGCAGATGAATTAGAGTTGGCTGAAGAACAAATTTGGCAGTTCTGGTTTGAATATCAAGGTGAACAATGGATGGGCGAAGTTGAATATCCAGGTTCATTCAATATTCGTGACACTGGATCTGAAATTGCACAGTTACAACAGGCCAAATCAGCAGCCACTGATCCAGCTGTGCTACGCAAGATTGACGAACATATTTTGGATTGGATGGATGAAGAAGATGAAGTTCTACCATTCATTGATCCAAACCCACAGCCAGGTAGAACATACCCTGATGGTGAATTAATCAACAGTAACTTGCCCGCAGCCTACCAACCAGCCAGCAATCCAGATGTGCCAGAAGGCCAGAACTGTGCTAACTGTGAATACTACAAGCCAGGTGAGATGTACTGTGTCAAGTTTGATGCACCAGTTCGTGCTGTATTCTGGTGCGCCAAATGGGAAGAGTCTGAAGAAGATTAACAGCATTAGTGCTGGGAGCGACGTTGGGGAGATCGTATACTCCCAACTTTTAAGGAGCATTCATGCCCGTACACAAAGCAACAGGTCCTAGAGGTGGTAAAGGTTTTCAATACGGAACTAGTGGTAAAGTATATCCTACTAGAGCACAGGCTGTTCGCCAGGCACAGGCTATAAAGGCCAGTCAAGCAGCAGCAAAAAAGTCAAATAACTCAAGGAGCAGATGATGACTAACTATAAAAAGAAGGGCGGAGGCAAAAAGCCGCCTAAAAAGTACTGATATCTTAAGATATCTATAAATATAATATTAACTCAATTAAGGAGGCACAGCAACGATGTCTGACAATACATTGGCAAACGATATGGTAACAGATACCACAGGCGATAATCTTGAAAATCTGGCCAGCGCAACTAAAACCTATACGCAAGAAGAATTTGATCGTCACATGGCAGGCATGAAAAGTGCCATTGCTAAAAAGTATGAAAAGCAGTTAAACACTTATTCAGAACTTGGTGACATTGAACAACTCAGACAGCTCAAGACTGAAGCAGAAAAGCGTCAGACTGAGCAACAGGTCAAGCGTGGAGAATTTGAAAAGATTCTTCAGGAAAAAGCGCAAAAATGGGAATTAGAAGTTCAAAAGAGAGATTCAATTATTAAAGAGTACAAGGTCAATACTCCTCTGTTAAGCGCAGCCGCAAACATGCGAGCAGTGGCTCCAGAGCAGGTCAAAGCCCTACTCAGCAGTAATGTAAGATTGAACAGTGATGGTGAAGTAGAAGTAGTAGACAATAAAGGTGCAGTTCGTTACACGGACAAAGGTGCTCCTTTAGCAGTGGAAGATTTAGTGAAGGAATTCCTATTAAATAATCCACATTTTGTTCAACCTGCTCCCGCTACCACTAACACTCGTAGCAGTCATGCATCAACAGATCTTAATAATGTTGATATCTCAAAATTGGACATGAAGAATCCAGAGCATAGAAAACTCTATGCCGCTGCCCGCAAAGGCAGATAATTTTAAACGCCTAATAATCAAGGAGATTTTTAATCATGGCTAACACAAGTTCTATTAACAGCGAATTATTCGCTAACCTGGTTACTGCTGCTCAGTTTGCTGCTTATGAAAATTCTGTAGCACGTCAGATGGTAACCGTATTTGACGCACCAGTAAACGCTGGTAAAGTTCTACAAGTTCCAGTATGGTCTGGTATCAGTGCTGAATTAATCACTGACGAATCAGCTGCTACTGCCAAAGACACAAACACAACCTCTGCTTCAATCACTCTTGGTGAGCACGTTGTTTATCATCAAGTTACTGACATGTTACGTGACAGTTCTTACAGCGATGTTTTCACACAAATTGGTGAC